TAAGAACGGATCACCCAAGGCGTGTAGCCACCCATGCTGCTTACCGAACCGTTGAGGCTGGCCGAGTAGAGGTCGGTTGCCGTGTACATATTCATCAACTGCGCGATGGCGGGTCCGTAGGCCGACACATACTGCCAGAACGTCGTCCATTCTGCCGTCCTGCCGCTGCCGATCTGCAACTGCCCGTTCTTTCCATTGCCGTTGAAGTCGGGGGAATTGGTTGCACCACCCCAGAGCGCTTCGATGTCAGAGAATCCGGCCTGTAGCGATTGAGGCAACGTCTTTTGCTTGCCACGAAACTTCTGTACGAAGGATTCTAGAAGGACGTTCCAGCCCTTACCTTGCGTCTGACTGTTGGTGTTGGAATCCATCGTGAACGCTTGCCCATTGGCGTTCATCGGATTGCCCGCAGTCGAGCCCTGAAGGTCGGCAAGCTCTTGGCCCCACGCCTGCGTCTGATTGATGTCGGGTTCGTCGGCGGCGTTGAAGTGGTTACCAAAGAGATGCCCTATCTCGCTGCCAAACACGGCACCGAGTAGCGTGGCACCAATGAGCGCGGGGATTGCATACGGGCCAAGCGCCGCGAGGAATGCGGGGTTGGCCATCAGCATTTCCATGCCAGCGAATCCCGCTGCACCGCCCGCAGCTCCACCCATCATGGCGTTAGTGTTGTGCGGAGCAATCAGATTGCCGAGCATAGACCCAATGATCCCAGCGCCAGCAAGTCCCGCAAGCGGAATGCCACCTAGCGCCCCAAAGCCCCCGCCACGAGTGAGCAGAGATGCGGCCCCCGCACCACCGCCAAGCGATGAAGTACCGAACCCGCCACCGTAGGACGAACTCGAACTGCCGACGCCCTGACCGAGGTTACTACCCCAGCCACCGAGGGAACCAGAGCCCGTGCCTTGCGATACGTTTCCACCCCATCCACCAGCACTGCCACCGCCCGTATTGGATGCCATCGCACCAGAACGGGCAGACGCCATTGCGCCGGCAACCGAAGGGCCTGCAGCACCTGCGCCGCCGCCACCGCCGAGGCTGGAACCACCGCGTGCCGCAGCGCCGCCCATCGTGCCGACACCGAGGCCGACAACACCGTTAGCTACGCTTCCAAGGCCACCGCCGCCACCGAAAAGGCCACTCAGCATATTTAGCAGGCCGCTCGTCACCATCTTGGCGACCATCTCGGAAAGCATCTGCGAGAAGTCTTGAAGAATCTGCTGCCAGACTTGCTTCCACATATCGCGCAGGGTATGACCGCCAGTTACGAGACTATCGAAGAAGGTGCCGAACATCTGCCCGGCGCGATCTGCCCACTGCTTGAGGTTGTTGTAGTCCTGCTGATAGAGCGCGTTCTTGTCCTGGTTGAGGTCGCGTAAATCTTGAATAACCTTATCGCCAAAGAGTTTGGCGGTCGCGGCGTCCTTCTGCTGACTATAGTACAGATAGTTCTGATAGTCTTCGGCGTACTGCTGCTTATCGTATTCGATCAGTTGGCGCGTCGTCATCGAGCGCTTCGCCGCAGACTCCTGTTCGGCTCGTTCCTCTTTGGACATCGCGTCGTTGAAGGCAAGCTGAGTCGCGGCCAGGTCTTCTGCCTGCTTTTGTGCAGCATTGCGGGACGCTATGGCCGTGCGCGTCAGTTCGTCTTGCTGCGTCTTGAGTCCAGACGATAGCGTGCTTACGGCGCGGTTGATGTCTTCGTACTTCGCCTTCGCGTCCGACACCGCAGCGGCGAGTTGCGCTGTAGACTCTTTGGTCGCCAGCGATTCCTTCTTCGCGCCCTCCAGGGACTTCTGGTGATCCTGCAGTTGCTTGTTGAGCGCTTCGTACTGCGTGCGAGCCGACGCCTGCGCTCCGGTCAGTTGATCGAGGCGCTGCTGCTCCGAGTAGACCGCATCATTCAGAATCTTATGCTGGGCAGCGGCATCGGCCACCACCTGGGCATCGAGCCTCGCCTGTGCCGCGCTTTTCTCGGTCGTGGTCGTGGAGAGTTTGACCGCGTTCTCAAGCGCGTTCTCAATGAGGGCAGCACGATTCTTTGCTTCGGACAGTGCATCCGTCGCCGTTCGTAAGGCATTGCTCGCCGCCGTCTGATCTTGCGTGCGCTGCACCGCATCTTGCGTGAACGCAGACGGTCCCGCAACTGCTCCAGCGCCACTGCCACTCGTTGGCGTATTGCCGAGCGTGGGATCGAATGTGGTATGCAGGTCCTTGACTAGCGAGATATGTTTTTGAATCGAGCTAGCGATTTGACTCTGAGCACGACCATACGCCGTGGCAAAATCACCAGCAGCTTTCGCTCCATCGCCCATCCAGCCGACCGTGGCACCATAGAGCGACTTGCCCATGTCTTTGCCTTGGTCGGTGAATGCCTTGAACTCGTCCTTGGCATCCTTCAGGTCGCCAACACCAAGTGTCGCTATTGCCAGCAGGCCGTGATAGGCCGTCGCTGCGCCGTGTGCAACGATACCAAGCGCCCCACCGAGCCCATCAACGAGGGCGCGGGCAAGATCGCCCAAAGCCGGGATGCTGCCGATGGCAACAGCAGCCACCTTGGATAGTATCGGTAAAAAGTAATTACCGATCGTCTGACCAAGCCCATCGTAGGCCGCATGAAGGCGCTCCGTCGCCATCTGCGTTCCCTGGGTATCGCTCAGTTGCTTCTGGTTGTCCTCGTGCAAAACCCTGAGGACGGTATCAAGGTCGGCGTGGTCCTTAATAAGCGTCTTGATGCGCGGGTCGAGTTGGGCAAGGGCTAACCCACGACCAACCTCTGCCGACTGTAACGCACGAACAACCTCGGACAAATCCTTATGCTTGGCGATTGCGGTTTCTTCCGCAACTGCAAGGATTTTTTCAGAATCGGATACGGCGGCATTCGCGCCCTCAAGGCCCGAAAGCGAGGTGATGAGAATATTTAACGATGCAGCCAGTTCGTTCTTCGTAAAGCCGGAAGCCATCGACTCAGTAGCAACGAAAGCCTGAATCTGTTGGGACAGCCCACTCCACGCACCGCCCTGCGCCTCGATTGCCTCCTTCATCGTCAGCATCTGCGACTGGAAGTCGATGGCCGACTTAATTCCATTCTTGAGGAATTCAAGGGCAACGAACAATGAGCCGATGGCCGCGCCCACCGCCAATATCTCGGGGGCAACCGCACCCATCCCGCCAAGCGCACCAGTCAGTGCCTCAACGCGGCCTGCCGCTTCGCCGCCGGCAATTCCCAGCGCAGAGAACGCTCGTGCCGCACTTCCACCAACGGTGGATAGTTCGGTTAGTTCCCTGCTGGATGTGGCAGCGGCAACGCCCACCTTCGCAACACCAGCGGTCGCCGTTTCCGATGCGGTGTTCTGCGAGATAAACGAAGCGGTGAGTTCACCAATGGCTGCGGTGAGTTTGTCGAGAGATGCTTGGCTTACCTGAGTGGCCTCAACAGCCGAAGTGGCGTCACCAAGAATCTCGACGGTTAATGCTTGATCGTTGTCCGACATACTGAAACCACCCCCTCTCGGGAAAAGAAAAAAGCCGCCGTCGTAATAGACAGCGGCTCTAGGTCGTAAGTCCTAAGACTTTAGCGAGATAGACCGCAGTGAGTTTCGCAGAACGCTCCTCTTTGGCTATCTCCCGTTTTAGCTTGAAGTAAAATTTTAGGGCGACTTGCTCCATCGTAAATCGCTCCATTACGTCATCGTGCGAAAGCCCGGTGACCTCTGCCACTAGGGCGATCATCTCATGGGCACTTACGCCGCCCGATGACGCCTCGGAGGGCGGGCATTGACAGCCCCACCCAATCCGGCAAGGACTAGCAGTTGCGCGTAAAGCGCTACCGTGTCCTCGGGTGTCGCTTGTTCAGCGAGCTCGTTGCCTAACTCCTCGGCCTGCTGCTTTCCAATCTGGCCCGGCTTGCCACGAAGTTTCGAGCACAGGATGTAGAGATCACGGCGAAATTCTTTGTTACGGTTGAGCGTGATTGCCAATCCATTAGCGATGGCCGCGTTATACATCGCAATGCCCTGCTCTCGCTCCGACTCATCGGTCAGGCTGGAGAGAAACAACTGCATCCGCATGAGGCGCGGCTGGGTCGAAACCTCGCTGTACACATCAGAGATGAAACCGTAAAGATCACGCCGCATAGCCACGGATGGACGGTAAAGTTTCACTTCATCGAAGGATAGCTTTACCGTTACCGGGTCGGCGCTTAAGATCGTTTCCTGTTGCTGCGGGTCGTCCAGGTCAACGCCGGGGCTATCAACCACCTGTTTGGGGGCTTCCGGTTCTATTTCATCGACACTGATTCCGCGACGTTGGGCGTTGGCGACGGCTTGGCGAGCTCCCAGGACTGACTCCTCATTGGCGAGGGCCGACCAATAGGCCAGCCCTCGCAGCGTTGTTCTTTAGTATTGCGCCGACGCGCTGTTGATCGAGTAGATCGTGATGTTGTCATTGGGGCCGGTTGCCTCGTTCGCAACGTCCGACTCGCCGCACGAGAACGAATAGGTGACCTGCAGCGCCTTGCTGGTGTCATCCTGAATGTCCATCGTCTGCAGGAATATCTTGGGCATGTAAATACCCATCGCCATCGGGTTGGTGACCGACGTTAGATCAGTCGCAACCAACGGAATAATCATCGAATAGAGGGTGTTGTTTCCGCCACTCTGCGCCGAGTTGAAGTTCGTCAACTGCGTCGAGGACTCGAAGCCAAGCGTCACCGTGCCCGATACCTTGCGCTGCTGCTCCGGGAACGAGCGAACGATATTACCTGAGCCGAACGTCCAGTAGTTCTTGTTGAGGTTGTTGTTGATGGTCAACTGGAACGACAGCAGCGAAGCCGCCGTGCCGCCACCAAGAACTTCGCCGCCCATCTGAGCAAACGTGAACTGCTGCTCGAAGATGTAGGGGTTGAGTACCGACAGTGCCGCTGTCGTCGGAGAACCCTGCGTAACGTCGTTCTGTGCCAACAGCGAGAACTTGGCCTGAAGGCCCTGTTTCGCAGCGCATGAGAGGGTTAGTTGGTCAACGCACGATCCCAGGTAGTCCGTGGACGTTGCGCCCGGTCGTGCGACCTCAAGTGAGAACGAGGGAAGCGGGCTTCCCATCGTCATGGTGATGAGCTTGCCACCGCCGCCACCGCCGCCCGTTCCGCCAGTCGCCGTTACCGTCGCATTGTTGGCATGGTTATTCGCCAGCGCCGTCTTTAGCTTGATGTTCGCGCCGTTGACCTGCGAGATGACCACCGTTTCCGGGGTCGTGCCGCCAATCGAAATCGACTCGCCGGTATAGCAGAACAGCGACGACGCCACCGTGATCGAGGTGTTGCCAGCCGTCACTGCACCGTTAAGCGTGGACGAATACAGCGTCGTCGCCGGACCCGTCTGCGAGCCAAGCGTGTAGGCCAGAAGCTGCGGGAAGGTGTCGGGATCCGGCTCAACGTCGAGCGTCATGGACACCGAGCGTCCGCCCGTACCTGGGGCCGGTTGTGCGATAGAGGCGCGGGGGGCGCGAGCGATCGCGTCTACGGTCGTCTTGGGTTGGAACGATTTGAAGCAGTGCCAGATGGTCGGCGTGGCAAGGGTTCCAAACGTGGTTTCCTTACCGATGCCGAGGGTTTCGAGTTCCCCTTGAGGGACGAATAGACCGGGCATTGTGGGCTCCCAAACGGGAATAGCGACACGGTATGTCGCTCAAGAGGAGCGTGACTCAATGCCACGCACGCGCTGAAAAAGAGTTAGGCGGCTTTTACGTCAGGAGCCACGACGGGAGTCGGCGTGAACGCTGGCCGTTCCACCGGAGCGGGTGCAGCATCGTCGCATAACTCAAGGTGCGGATGCTTCTGCTGACCCACCAAAGGGTTGGGGTGCGGCACGAAGTTGGGGTACTTCTTGGCGTGCTCCGTGACCATCGCATTATCACCCTCAACGAAGGGATACTCGTGACGGGCAAGCAGAATCGCAGCCTGTTCGTCAGTAACGACCTTGGGCACATCGCGATGGAAAACGAGGCCAACCTCGGGGAATAGCGCCTTGTCTTGATAAGGCGACGTATATTTCAGAGTCTTAGCCACTTGCTGGCCTCCTAGTTATCCGATCTGTACGAGTGCGCCGGCCTGTAACGTAATGAGTCCATACGCCCACATCTGAGCGTTTTCGCCGGGTCCGATTTCCCATTCGTAATCTATGCCCGTGATTTGCGACCGGGCGCAGTTGTTCTGTCCGTTCGTAGAACCTAAAAGACGATACTGCGGATCACGTAGAACCGCGCTGATTCCCGAACCGGGTGATCCTGAAGGCCCCGAGATGTAAGGGCGCAACAGGAACATCGCATCTTCCGCGTTTGCCTTGATGTTGGCCCCAAAGCGCGAGCTTGCCGTGGCATCCGTGGACTGGACACCAATGATGATGTCAAAGGTAGAGACAAACACATGGCGGCTTGTTGCGGAGCGCAGCCCGAAGGCATCGCCATTGTATTCGCGGCACTCCTTGAGTTGCACGCCGATCGACGGGTTGCTCTCGGTCCAAAGATGGTATCCAGCACCGACATACTGAATGCCGGTCAGCCTGTTGCCCGAGGTTGTGCCCGATGGTGGTGAACCAAGTCCCGCTTCCGACTTCAACGCGGCGACGAGATACGTCCACTGTGCATCACTTAGTTCTGCAGGGCTAAGAACTGACATTTGTCCCGCCCCCCATTACATAGCTGCTGAATACACCGGCTACTCTCTGAGCATCATCGCCAGAGATAAAGAGAAATGGGCGCGGTGGTACACCCTTCGTTCCTTTGGAGAAAACCTTATGCCCATTGATCTCGAAGACGAGGAGCTTGCCGTTCTTGGGCGTTATCGGTCCCGTCCCGTACTGCTGTAGTCTAGCAATATTATACTGGCCATCTGGCGTCCGCAGATTGCTTCCAACCCGGATGCCGTTAGCCAGAATCTCCTGCACGTTGCCCTCGCCACCGACTTGCAACGAACGAAACAGCGCACCGCTGCGATACAATGGGGAGCCGCGCTCAGTCTCTGCAGTTGGGGGCCAACCAGGACCGTCTGCCCGGATTCTACCCTGTGCTGCGGTCAGAACGACCACACTGCTGCGAAGGTAGGCTGGTCCAAGATCGCGCAGGCGTGCGCCCATCGCTGCCAGCTTACCGCGAATCTTGTCTGCACCGGCTACCCGGATGCTTAACTTCACAGATACCAGTCTTCAGGATCGCGGGGCGTCTTGGGTCCGTACTTGTCTACCAGAACCATGCATCCGTAAACCGCCGCAACGCCCAGGATTACCAACACCCGCGAATCGGAGAGGACCGACAGTAAGTTCTTCATGCCGCCCTCCCGTGGAGAATCTTTAGCAGGTGATTATTGGCCAACCCGGTACGGTCGTATAAGACCAATAAAGGTTGCCCGGGTCGGGCGGATTCTGGATGTCATTCCAGTCCCGAGGAAAGTCGGACGGCTTAAGCCCCGGAGGATTATGCGCTTCGTCTAATCGACGTTGCTCCTCGCTCGTGCGCTCAAGCACCTCGTGCTCGAATACCGTATCGAGATGACGGCGAACCATCTCCACCTGATCGTTGGTTAGCGTGGCATCCTTACCGGTAATCTCGAAAAATCCCTGAAGCCAGTAGGCAAAATCTCTTGGTGACAATATCTTCTCCTAACGAGCGAAGCATTGGCGCATCGAACGACGGGACTTTGCGTGCAGTGGCTCGCCAATCTCTCCCGGGATTACCGTTGACCACTTGGCCGCAGACTTGTTGGCCGTCTTCGTCTTGCGCTGTTTGAGTTGGCGAAGGATTACGCGAGAGCGCTTCACTTCTGCACATCCTTGCCCGGGCCGCGCTTGAGCAGAAGCTCGATGTACGGGAAGGCAAACGGCTTATAGTTGACCGACACCACCGCATACGTCTTGCCATCACCGGCATACGTCACGCGATCATCCACCTCAAAGGTGGGCAGCGGCGTGGCGTCAATGAATAACTTTGCTTCGGCTTCCTCTACTGCGCCCTCGGGGTTGTAGTAGATGCCGCCGCCGCCTTCTTGGAAGTCACCAGCACCACTGTAGATCGTGGTGGGCGTGCTCGTTGGCACACCGCCCGGCACCGTGGTTGCGTATCGAACGATCGTCACAGTGTCGATGTCTTGGGGCCACGAGATAGCTTTGGATGTCAGCACCGCAGGGTTGAATGAGTCGCCCATTTACACGATGCCCTGGTACTTGTATCCGGTCAGCAACTGCTCGGCCTGACTGGCCATCGTTGGCACACCCTTACCGCTCATGCCCTCCGTGGATTTCCATGTCAGCGATCGCTCACCGGATTTCTGCTGGTACAGGCCGCGATTGGCGAGATTGTTCTGCTCGTAAAGACTGGACAGAACAAGAAGGCGAACAGCCTCCTGCAACTCCCAAGGCAACGGTGGTGCGCTGGTGTCCGTCGTCGGCAACGTGGCCGACACAAGATTGTTGCTCGGCACCAGCGAGTTGGCAATGAAGGTGATGGGGTTGCCACCGAACGCCGTCACCGGAAGCTCTGCCGTATTCATCGGGGCTGGGATGAACGGAACGCCCGTGAGGTGGGCGTTGGCCGTTGCCGCAGCCAGCGGAATCGTTGTCCCACTAGCGTAGCTTGACGCCACCTGCACCACTTCTTGGGTTCCGACTCCGGTATCCAAGAGGTAGTAGGCATTCGCCGTGATGCCCGTTGCCGAAGTCACCACCAGGCTCGATACACCCGCTGAGATGCCGCCGTTGAGCGTGGTGTTATGCGCCGCGCTCGACAGGTAGACTCGGTAGGTGTAGACGCCTATCCCCGACGTTACCACGATGTTGATGAAGCCAGAGGAGTTGGTGTACTGCTGCACGATCGCAGAAGTCTCGCCCCAGAACGTCTTGGCCGTGACCGCGACATTGTAAGCGCCTGCCGTCAGCCCCGTTCCGCTACCCGACACATCGGAGAGCGCAATCGGAGGTGCAACCGCAACGGTGTAGCCATATCCCCAGCCCAGGGTTACGTCAAATGGCGCACCCTTGGGGAAGATCGACCGATAGCCAGCACCCGCGAAGTACAGTGGCGCATACTCAAAAATCTCGCCATGTTCGTAGTCCACCAGGAGCTCGTTGACCGGAACGGCCAGTCCCGTAGGCCCCGGAATCACGATCTGCGCTCGCTTGATGTAGAGCAACGGCTCTTTGCCGAGATCCAGCTTATCGGTGCCATCACCGATGTAGCGGATGGTCTGCTCTTGCGCCAGGAGGTTGCGGCGCATGATGGAGTTCGCCCAAGCCGACCCCGCATTGAGCTTCTGAATAAGCTGCGCGTCGGTATAGGACGAGATGTCCAGGTCGTTGGCCATACCCTTGAAGGTTGCCAACGAAAGGTAAGAGGGCGGGTTTACAAGGTACGCCATTCAACCCGACCTTTCACGGAAAGATAAAAATCGTAGGGGCCAACCGAAGTCAGCCCCCTTGGGGGCGCGGTCTCCTAACGAAGACTAATAGACCGCGTAAGTCCCGAAGGCTCCGCCGTCAACGAGCGTGCCCGCCGATACGAAGAAGCACACCGCCGTCTTTGCCGGCGCGATCAGTTGGGGAAGCGTGACAGTCACCAGACCCGAGGCACCGAGAGCAACCGCGAACAGAATCGTTGTGTTCGACGCGCAGTTCGTACCGGTACCAGTCTCAAGCTCCAGCGTGCCGCCAGTGGCCGACTCAACGCCGTACACGAAGCCCGACGCAATGCGAACCGACCCAGCCGTGGGCGCAGCGATGAACTGCGTCAGCGTCTTGGTCGAACCCGCATCATAGGTGAACTGCTTGTCGCCGATCGTCGGCGCACAGCCCACCGGGTATCCCGAGATGATCTGAGTGCACAGCCCGCTCGCGTTAACGAGTTGGCTGTCTTTGTAAACCTGCGCCGATGCCGGGGCGAACGACGCGAACGTCATGGCGGCGAATGCAGCCGCTGCGAGTAAACGCTTCATGGTGACTCCTGTAGTCAGAAATAAATGAGCGGCTGTATGGTGCGGCCAGCCGAAGCCAGCCGCACGGGTTGCCGGAAGACGGTTTAGGACGCGCCGCCAGCCAGAGAGAAGGTGAAAGTGACGCCAGTCACGGCGGTAAGCGCACCGAGCGCAGTCATCGCCGTCGCCAGAGCAGCCTCATCATTGATGAGCGTGTTGGCGATTTGGAAAGAAACGGTGTCACCGGGTTGCGCCGCAATCTTGGTGCTACCCGAACCGCTCTGGGTCAAGTCTAATACAACAGCCATCTTGGCCTCCGAGAATGAAGTAGGGCCAGAAGCAATCCAGCCCTACAGAATACGGTTAGGGTTAAGCGACCGCCGAAGTCACGTTCGGAATGATGTACGTGTGCTTCGCAACGCTGTGCTCTTGCGTGAAGACGCAGTTGATGAGACGCTTGATGCTCGTGTCCGTCTTCGCCAACGGGTTGGCACCGAACGGAATGAGGTCGGCCTGCTTGATTTGAGCCTTGCGAATCGCAAGGATGCTCGGCTGCGACACCGAGGTGTTGTATGCCGGCGACAGGTAGGGCTCAACCTCGATCTTCACTTGAGCGAAGCCGTCGTTGTACGAACTCACCGAGACACCAGCCGGAAGACCAATCGCAGCCTGGTCAGCCGTGAGCGTTACCGCAACCGGACGACCTGCGCCATTGGCAACATACGAGTTGAAGTCCGGGATGAGCTCGGGCGGCACCAGGTAGGTGTCGGCGTGCAACGCCGGGTAGTTCTGGGCCGAACCGCGACCGCCGTCCTTGAGGAACATCTCCTGCATCTGCACCGGAATCGTGCTCGTGCCGCCAGTGGCGACCGAGTACGCTCCGTTGGTCGTGGTGATCCAGGTGATAAGACCGTTGCACTCGCCGCCTTCCATCGTCGTGTTCGACGCGGAGCCGGTAACGTGCATCCACTCCATCTGGTTCATCACTTCGATAGCCACCAGGGCCGACTCGAAGTCGATCGCATCCTGGATGAGGCGTTCCATCTCGCCCTCGGCAAGTTGAATCGCGCCACCACCATTGAACGCGGCCATTTCGTTGTCCGACACCTGCGCCAAACGACCGACGTTGCAGGTGACGTTCACCGGCTGGGTCGGCGTCTGGGCGTTCGCGTTGGGCAAGCCGCCTTCCGCATACGTGGCACCGCCACCGGCGACGGCGGTACGCGAAGCAACGGTCAGACCAATCTCACGCCACTTGTGCGTGGTGTTGGTTGCACGGGTGTGCTGAATGCTTGCGACGATGGGACGCTGCGGTCCGTCCGTGAGGTAGAGGGTATTCGAGAGATCCTCACGATTAGCGTTTGCGCCTACAACAGTGTTCAAGTAGGCTTTGTTGGAATACTCCATTAGTATTCTCCACCATAGGAGAATCAGGAGGCGCTACAAAGCGCTCCATCTATTTGTAGGCGCGGCGCTATCGCCGCCGTTGGAAACTTAGATTGCGATGATAACGGAGCCCGAGTTCGCGGCTTTGACCGCACGCTGGAGCGGGGTCAAGCCATCGGCACCCTTTTGGGTGCGCTCATCGCCACCACTTTGCGAACCCGGGGTGCGGGCCGCATCGTTGATCGTCTTCTCGGCGGCTTTACGCTTGGCTTTCTCAGCGGCTTCCGCTGCCTGTGCGGTTTCGGCATCGGCAGCAGCCTTGGCAGCGTCGGCTTTCGCCTTCTCTACTTCAGCGGCAGCAGCTGCCTTGGCGGCATCGAGTTCGGCTTGTGCGTCGGCCTTTACGGCGGTGACGGCTTCGGCAACGGCACCCTTAACGGCGTCGGCAACGAGAGCCGCAACTTCATCCTTAGTCATGTCTAGTTCTCCAGACTTGGAAGAATCGTCGCTGATCTCGACGCCAAACTTGTCGCAGGCGGCTCGAATCTTCGACTTTATCGTAGCGAGTTCGTCGGACGGATACTTGTCCGCGTTCTTTTGCTGATTGATATACGACCACGCCGCTTTGGCGTGCTCTTTGGTATCTACGGGATACTTTTTGTTTTTGGCGTCGGCGTACTCAACGTCACCGTAAGCACCTTCTTCATCACCCTTATTGACGATGCGGCCCTCGAATGGCTCACCGATCTCCTCGCAAGCAGCCTTGTAATCCAAATCCTCAACGAGAACCTGGCCAGCCTTTTTCGCCGCGTCATCGGTATTCGTGGTGTCGCCATCCTTGCGTTGCTGCACATCGGACTCGCTCGGGTATAATCCCGAAACGTGATCCTTGGCGGCGTTTAGAGCGGCGGCGGCTTTGTCCAGCGCCTTACCAGCCTTCTCGTGTGCATCTTTGATGCCGTCGATCTTGGCTTGGTCTGCAGCGCTATGGCGTTTTCCGGCCTTCTCAGAATTTAGTTTGCCGAACTCGGCGGTGAATTTCTCCAGAACGCCTTCGACCGCTGTCTGGCGAACATCGTCTTCATTAATGCACATGGCATTCTGCAGATCGTAGTACGCCTGACAGAATAGCGAGCACACGAAATCCAGATTGGTGGGCTCATCACCCGCTCCAACGAACCACGACTTCAATCGCTCAACGAAAGTTTTGCCTTCATCGGCTACCGGCTTGCCCTTCAAGCCGAGAACGATGGCCTCGGGATTGACAGGTGCCCAGCGACTGCCCTTGTGTTCACCAAAGATAATGGAAAGCTCATGGGCAATCGGATCCGACAGCCGTTTAGCTTTTTCAGCCATGCTGGAACCTCACTACTGGAATTCTAAACGGGTGTCTTGGTGACTGATGCGCCCCAGCTAAAGCCTTCGATTAGGCCAGCCTTCGCAGCTTCGATAACTCGCGGGTCGTGCGGACGAACCGTCACGAACCACCAGCCTTCATTGCCCTTTTCAGTGTTAATGCCAACTACTTCCATGTCGCGAGTTAGCGACTCATGGTCACCCAGGATTCGCGCAACTTCGCCAGCCTTGATGATGGGGGCACCGACCCACGATTGTACGAGGTCCGCATCGAGGAGATGGTTGTCGTCGTGGTTAGCCTTGAACTGGCGCTGCGCCGAGGCGGTGAAGCCCCAGGCAAGTTTTACGAGGTCACCCTTTTCCAAGAACTCCTCGTCGCCGTCCAGCTTCAGCAGAGAGCCTGCCGCGCCACCGATGCCAGTGATTACTCCCCACTCGTCGCAGCCGATCGCCTTGAAAGTCACTACCTGCTTGTCGTTAGTTGACTTAGTTTCCGTAGTCACCGCTGCGGATTTTTCGGAACGCGCCTTCACCTCTTTGGCGATATGCTCTCGCACTCTGTCGTGCCAAACGAAAGCCTTTTCAACGACTGAACCTAACGCCTCACCCGGCATGGCGTACTCCCTAACCTGGAATCTATATCTGTCTGCGACCCGTGTTTGCCGCCATGTAATCTTCTACTCGTCCGGCCCCTAATGGGAGATCGAGCTTGCGGCTTTGGAATGTATATCGCTCGGTGCTTGGGCTGCATGGGCATTCGTACCGCAGGACATCGCCGGCAACCACAACCACCTTGCCGCAGCCATTGCAGACGATGGGCACGTTGTCCGTGCTCTCCCCATCTGCTACTTCTACCATCGCTTGAGCGATCAGTCTCTTTAACGCATCCCAGGCTTGCTCTCGGGCTTGCTGTTCGCTGATGATATGAGCGCCCAGGGCTGAAGCAATCGTCTTGCGACGTTCGTCTAACTCCTGGATGGCCTTGGGGTGTAGACGATACTTAGGCACCTTACTTCACGCGCTCCCAGTACCCATCACGCACAATCCACTGCGAATCACCGAAGGCGGGAATCTGCCAGCCGTAATAGGCTTTTCTAATCATTGAGCACCTGACAGAACGCCACGCCCCTTGGGGTACGGAGGTTGATCGCTCGCAACAGTTGTCTCCCTTGCAGTTCCCAGACCTTGCCCCACACCAAATGCTGCGGGCCGGTATCATGGAAGGCTACGATGGCTCCGGGCGTCATAAACGGTAAGTACCGCATGAACTCGTCACCACGAAGATGCGTGAGGCTATCGAAGAACGCGAACCCCACATCTTTGGTCGGTGGGGTCCACTCCAACGAACTCATGTTGATGAACTCCACCGGCAAGCCTTCGCACCGCTCTTTGGCTTCTGCAATCCGAGGATACATGATTTCCAGCGAGTAGAGTTTGCCGTGTCCGTTGGCTTTTAGGGCGTTACCGATAGCTTGACTGCCATAGCCGAATGCCGATCCCGTTTCGATCACCGTTTCCGGTTGTAGGGCTCGCACGAATGCCGCCACAAGCTCCAATACCTCGAACTCCGTGGAGTCTGGGTCAGCGGCGTGGTAGCGCTCCGTGTTGGGGCACATTCCACGATTTCCGGTAAAGCCTGCTTCGGATGGAAAGATTGAATAGTCAGGGTAGTCAATCAAGTCAATGGGTCCCACGGACCACGCAGAGAAGCACGGGATGGGCGCTCACCGAATACGATCTGTGGCGCACTTTGCATCCTTCTTAACAACTCGCCCCGAAGCCACGCCTCACCGGCGATGAATCCAAGGATGAATGGCTCTCGGTTTTCTTCTGACACGCACGCAGATGCTAACCGTTCGGCGCACTCACGACTCGTGTCAACCTGTGGCTCAACGCACATTCTACCCGCCACCGCCACGCATGGCGAGGTCAGCGAGAACGATGACGCCGTAGACGAGCGCGGATGCGGCGACTAAGCCGACAATCACTGCTACTCCACAGAGCGCCCAGCCCCACCAAGTCATCTAGCGACCCGCCCGCAGCTTACTGGCTAGCGCGCAGCCAACGGTAAAACTCAAGAATAAAGCCTCCGATTGATATAGTTCACGGCGAGTTTATACAGAGGGTGGGCTTCGCCAAAAGACTTGACTATCTCCAGAGCCATCCACGCATCAGAATCCGTACTTAGATTCAAGCCGCCTCCTTGTAAGCAACATCTTCGTCTGCAGCCATCCACGAGCAAGCACAATTGGCGTGCTGCGGAATCAGGCCCTCAACGTCAGCGAGTGAGTAAATCTGCCCGTCGTCCGGTTCGCATATATCGCAGACGTTCTCGCCCTGGCTGGTGACATACATCACCTTCTCGATCTGCGCTGCATTGTAGAGCGCAAGGTTGCCCATCGTCTGAGCCCGACTCAACTCTGTCCGCGCCACCATCTTCGACCAATTGTCGGTGGGTATGCGTTTGACGATCTGCCCGGTGTCGTCCGTCACATGGTAACCCTCGGAGAAAGTATCCCCGATGATGCCGGCCAGTTCTGCTGTGGTTTGACCTTCTGCTACCGCTGCGTCGATCACATCGAATAGGGCTTGCTGTTCGCGCTGGTTCACCATGAAGGCGAAGTCTTCAGCGTGCTTGCGGATCGCATCGAGCGTTATGGCCGGGACTGTATTCCAGTCGATCTTCAGGTCCAGCCCCGCTGCTTGCAGGATGTCGCCGGCATTGATGTAGCCGGTTTCCACCATTACCGAAAGCTCGTCGTAGAGCGCCTGGCTCCAGGCATCGCCCGTTAACTTGTTGACCACTTCTTTAATGGCCGCGGCCTCGGTTGCCGTGATGGCTGGCGCAGCCGATGAATCGGCCTTCCTGGCCAGCGGAGTTACCCGCCAGAAGTCGCTAACCAATTTCTTGTGTGCGGCGTCGAGTTTGTCTGCGAGGGCTGGGGCCGCTTCTAGTATGCGGTCTTCGTGTTTGCTGGCTAGTACAGCCACGCTTTCATGCCGTTCCCGCGAGCTTTTTTTGCGGTGCGTTTCGCTGCCCCCGGATTCTCGACCGTTGTATTCTCGGGTGCCGACTCCATCTCGCCCTGTTGCGTTACGTCGTCCATCTCGCCAGGCTGTTGGGCATCCGTGTTCGGAGCCTCATCAGCCGCAACGCCACCCTTATTGGTCACACCCAGATACAAGGGCACATCCATCTCGAACTTCGGGTCATCAATCCGCGGCAACCCAATGAGGTCGCGCAGTTCGTTCCCCGTCATCCCAATCTTAGAACCGTCTACCGCTGCCTTGAATCGGTCAAGTCTTAGCTTATTGCGTCGTGCCGGGACCATCCGCAGGTCGTCAATCTCAAACTCGTTCTGCAGGATCTCCAGCGTCAGCGTCTCGTACAGGCACTCCTCGATCGGCAGCACGCACTCTTGCTCGAAGGTCTCGTCGTCCGATTCCTTACCAGCCTGGCCTAAAGCGCCCTGGACGTTGCGGAGCTTACCTGGAGGCACCTTGTAGACCGCCATCACTTCATCAATGACGATGGCCGTGCCCTTAACGAAATCCAACTCGTGACGGCCAGCCTGCATCAGGTTAACCATCTTCCAGTCCCCACCCAGTGCAATGTTCTTGTACGCCCGGTTAGACCCGACGTGCTGCATCGTGAGCTTCTTCTGGGCGTCTCTTACCTGGTCGTCCGTTGCGGTGATATTGCAGAGCACGTTCCCAACCGCTGCGCCATTCTCGAAGAAGGCGTTGCGGTGTTTGCGTACGCTGAGATCCATCGCACAGGTGAGGTCTAGGGCTTCGAGCGGAGAGGGTGACGGGAGCACGGCATCTCCACCGTAGTCCGTCGAAAGCATGATAACGTCTTTTGCGTCAATGCGCTCGCCCTGGTTGCCGTTGATCCAGGTCATCTGCTGCGCGGCTTCCTGCACCGCCCCAGAAACCTTGGACTTCGCCGGCATCAACACGAAGTAGTCAATGCTGCGCTTGTCCTGCGCCAGATGCGGGATGATATACCGGGCATCCAGGCGTTCCAGCGCAACGATGGTCTTCTTGCCGTCCTGCTGGCCGTACTTCTTGCGGACGTAGGCACAGCCATAGGTCTGCTGATCGGTGACCAGCGCCTTGATGGCTTTGCGTTGCGTGTTGAAGCGACCAATCCACGCCACCCGAAAGAAGGTGTGAACGTCTTTAAGCCTGGGGTCGTCCTCGTTGAGCTTGTCGTCATCGTCTACCGGAACGAGATCGTAGCCCTCCGAGGATACGGCGTTGGCGATGATGTCAACGCACGCCCGAATCCACGGGTGGGAGCGATAGAAGGCCCAGTAAATCTCGTTGTCACCGATTTGCCTTGCCGACATATCGGCCAGGGTTCCGGCGAGGAGCGAGGCGTCAGATGGTGCGCTTGCCGCAGCCTTTGCCGTAAAACGGCCCTTGGAATCTCGCGGCAACACAACCTCCTAGAATCTTAGAATGTCCACGACTCCATAACCGGGTGTCGCCTACCGAACTGCACCGCTCCAGCCAGGGCAATAACGCAATCCTGCACCAGATCAGCGTCTTCTCTTTCGTAAAACTTGAGCTCATCGAACTCCACCAGAATCTCGGGGAACTCGATTTCATGCATATCGAATGCCGACTGCAGATTGGCCAGCGCCTCATCCTTGGTCTGCTTCGTAAACGTCAAACCACCAGCGTTGATGTCCCGCAACGCATCCATCGCCACATCACCTATCCCGGTGGAGTCGATGTACGTCTGTGAGGTAGAACCACCACCATTGTCGTTGACCGCGCTCACCTTGTACTTGTTGTGCCGGTGGCGAATCTTATTAAAGACATCCGACCAATCCATCCCCTGGAACCGCTCGAACTCAACCTGCACCATCTTCTTGCCCGATATATCGAGCGTGATTCCGACGGTCCAGTCTTGCTTGCGAGCTAAATCCCAGAAATGAACGTACCGATCACCGGGATGTTCCGCAATCCACGGTCTGCCATCATGATCTTCGTCTTGGCCTGGATATATCTCGCAGTGGGCGATAAGGTTCTCGTCACCCTTGATAATCCTATTCCAGTCGGTAAGCTGGTCACTGATTGCCGCCTTCAACCCATCATAGGAGAAGAACAAACCATCAGGGTCGACAACTTCGCCGTAGACTCTTTGACGCTTGGCGCGATCAGATAGACCCGCCGTAAGTTGGTCTAGATCATCCTTGGTATTGAAAATGTTTTCGGTTGTCGGTCCACCCTGTGCGTAACGGCCCTTGTCTTGGCCGCGATCCATCTCGTCCTTGACTGCGAGGAACAGCATACCGAAGTCGTTGCGGCCATTTGGCGTCGAGACGTACTTGATTCGACCGCCGTGGTCGAAGACGCGCATCTGCAAAAGCTCGCGCACCTCGGTGAACTTGCGCTCGATGGCCGCTTCGTCATAGCTGATGAGGTCCCAGTTGCCACCCTCAAGGTTCTTGGCATCCTTGTCTGTCGTTCGGGCCTCGAACTTGGCCCCGTTGACGAACTCAATCGTCGGGAACGGCGAGAGCAGATATCGCTTGACGAAGGGCTTAAGGTGTGGCTTGCCGAGCATCTGGCGCATCTTCTGATACACATACGCTGCCTGCGGTGCCCGCGGAGCAATGTTGATCGAGAGATACGGCTCGTTGCGTTCCGCGTATTTCTTAACCATCTCTGCAGTCCAGCCATCGAAGGTGAGGCAGGACGCGATATGATCTGCTGCGGTAATCTCAGACTTGCCCCAGCGATTACCAGTGACCAGAAGATTCTCGCGCTTCACAGCGCCTCGCAGCCATTTCTCTTGGCCCGGGTGCGGCGTTACACCAATCAGATTCTTAACCAGCCAAACCTTGTCGCCACGATGCTCTCGAATAATCGCGGCCAGCTTGCGGTATGCGTCTTGGTTATTCACCCTTTTCGGTGAGAGCCTTAAGAACGTCAGCCAGCCCCGCATCCACCTTCAACGGAGCCTCAAGCCCAAGAATCTTGCCACGCATCTCAATAGCCTTGGACGCGGCACCAAACGCTCCAGTCCCAGGTATCCCCTTCGCCGCAAGAGCCTGCTCGCGCAGATCATCTATGAGGGCGAGATGAATCTCAATGTCCTGTTCCCTGGTCGCAGCGCGTTCCTCGGCGCGTCGAGCCGCCTCTTGCTTTAGATCAGACAGCACCGTCTTGGGGTCTATCTTCTCAATCGCCGCGATCTGCCTAACAGTCCTGCGCTCCAGCACACTTAGCTTAAACACGCGCTCCTGGCGCTCTATCTGCATCGGAGTGCGAGCGCTACGCCCACCCCCGCCCTTACGCGCGCCAGTTGGAGCCTGTTCCGAATCATCCATGAGAGTGAAGTTAAGGCAATCCTGTTGAGAGGTAATCGCTTCGGGCAATCGCCGGGGTCATCTGCACATTGCGTAGCGCACATTTTTCCAGTCTTCCGTTCCATCCACCAGCCGCTCCGGTTTTGCTACCGAAGTAGGTAATGCTGTTGACTGAGGCTTGGGGCGCTGGGCTGGCTATCGTTTCGGCTTGCACCCCATTGACGTAGAGGGTGCTTACCTGACCTGATGCGGCATAGGAGTAGGCGATGACGTAAGGCACCGCACTGCTGCTTTCGGCAAAGCTCGTGACCGCAGTTCCGTTGAGGTTAATCACCGGACCCGTGGAGGCATTGAGGCCCAGGCCGAAGCCTGATGCCGTGCCGTCTGCGTCGAAGAAGTAGGATGTCGTGGCCGTGAGGCCGCTGGGGTCTACGATGCACTCTAGGCTGAAGTCTGCCGTGCAGCTTCCCCCGGCATTGGCATTGCAAGCAGTGGAGAATAATCCCGAACCGGCGATCGTGAAGAACTGGCCCTGCAATGCTCCCACCCCATTGGTTAGCTCTGCACTCGTTGTTCCGTCTGCTACCATCCCTGGATCCCCAATGATGGGCCAGGGTGATGCTGTCGGGGTGCTGGCATTGAGAGGTACAGGGCTAGGTAGTGCAGAGGCACAGCCTGATGCCGAGTCCCCCAGTTGTGTGGGTGCGGGGCCGGGGGTTGAACTTGTGGGGCTATCGGCAAACTTCCAGTAATGGGTTACCGTTGTATCCCCACAGATTACGCCGTCTATATTCGGGATGACGATTACCGGACTCTCGCTATATCTGAATGGGGCTGTTTGCCCACAGAGAAAGAGCGAGGCGAGGCCAAGCCACACCAAAACCTTGCGCGGCGACATTTAGCGCTTCTTGGGTAGATCGCGGGTACGATTACCGGCAGCATAGGAATCCAGGGCCTTGCCTACCGCTTCCTTCGCAGCCTCACGATCCTTGATGATCGGAGCGGGCTCGGGTTTGCGCTCGGCAATGACGTACTCCACCGGAATACCGATGGCGCGGGCTAGGAGCTCTGCGCCGGGCTTGATGTGGCCGATGCGCGCTTCGCTGTCGGCTACGAAACGTAAACGGTCGCCACCCTCTAGGTTGGCCTTACCAACTAACGTATCGTCCGAAGACAGTATCTCAAGCCTTACCGACAATCTAAACCGCCTCCATCATGGTGACGCCCCCGGATACCTCATGCTTGCGCTGGGCATCTTCTAGGTCGCCATAGTTCCGCAGTGTCTCGATCTTGTGCAACTCTGACCCCACCACTCTCATCGGGCCTTCACCCGGCAAGTAGGCAACGCCGTCGTCGTCTATGTGAGCGATCGGGCATCCCGTATCCACCCAAATCCTTGCACCCATGTTCCGGGCCCTACGGCAGAATGCCGTATCCTCACCCAGTTCACTGGTGCCCTCAGGGCTAAATAGATTCTCCCCGTACTCCGTGTGCATCTTGGTGATTAACGACTGTCTGTGAAGAACGAAATGGAAGCCCACCCGGTCTACCTCTACCACGTCACCATCATCGCAGTCGTCTATGCGCCCCGGTTTGGGCTGGGTTCCGTCTGCTCGGTACGCCTTGGCGGCTGCGTGAGCACTTCTACCCGTGAACCAGCCGGCAACGATATGCTCAGTCCCCGGATGCGTGGCTTCGGTGGTGATGTGCGACTTCAGTATTCGTGAGATCGTACCGTTGCGCCAGAAGGCATCGTCGTCTACCCAGAGCGCATACCATCCCAGCTTCGGGATGAAGCCTGCATGGTTAGGAAACTTAGGGGCGGACTTCGCCAACTCATTACGAGCGGCGATAATCCCCATTCTTGATGCCGGGATGACTATCAGGGGAATGCTGTCGGTCGCTGCCATCGCACACAGGGTTTCGATGGTGGGCCGCCCACGAGTAGGAAGCAGCACCGTAATGCCGGGCTTCTGTATCTCGGGCTTCTCTCGCATCGTCCTGACCGCAGGGGTTTCCGGTTCTGGTATCGCTGGGGTTTCAGCGAGGATGCTTACTCCACAGCACTTCTTGTATTTCGTCCCGGATCCACAGGGGCATGGAGCGTTTCGGCTGATTGCCGTCAACTAAGCAACACCGATACCAAATCCATATCGGATTCGTCGCGGTATCCCATTTCGTACTGCGCCTCGGCGTCAGTTATTTCTTGCTCCTCGCCGCCACAGTCTGGGTACACAGCCGTGGCCTGCTGGGGCATCGCCTTTAGCTTTTCGATTAGCTCGGCTACCGTCACGCCTTGAAGCCCGCTGCTCTCAGTAATCGGGTAAAGAACGTGGACTTGGGATTGCAGACGTTGCAGGGCCTACCATCGGAATACTCGTGAACGCAGCGAGCACCAGACATCGAAGCTGGGGTTGGGGGTTCCGGAGCAATCGGAAAACCCTCGGTCAACGGTTGACGCTTTGGAGTATGCGGCTTGCCGTAATCCGCCTCTTCGCAATACCGCAAGACTTCTTCTTGTGCCTTGCGAGCGTAGCGGTCCAGTTCTTCTTGCGGGTCTCGGACTACCCAGCATCCGACTGGAGCCAGGACTTTCGGGCCATCAGCCGTCTGCACCGTGTGCGCCTTGATGAGCCATCGCCGTGCCGTAGAAGCCGAAACCCCTAAGCGCTCACCGATCTCCCTGAAATTAAAACCGCGCTGATACAGTGCGATTGCTCTTGTCGTCTTGGAACGAGCCAAGTCAGTCGTATCTCCTGGGCTCATAGCCCGGTGCTAGTGTGACCTCGAACTCATACGGTGAACCCAATGCCTTTGCAAGCTCACGAGCCGCCTTTAGGACTGGCTCAACCCTGCTGGGGGAGTTCACCGAAAACTTTAATCGGTCGCCATCCAATAACAACAGGACTTCCTTGCGACCATTGAATCTCTCGACGGCTAAAGTAATCGCCATCTACAGGATTGCGTAGGTGCCCCAGATGCCAGCAGCCGTAATGGTTCCCGCCGCTACGATCACACACGCCGCATACCCTGGCTTCACAATCAGCACCGAGCCATTCCCCGACCCCACCGAGAACGTCGCTACGCCAGCCGAAGCCGGGAGATAGAGAACGTAAGCGATGACCGAGGCATTGGAAGCACAGTTAGTCCCCGTGCCCTGCTCAATCTCCAGCACCCCACCCGTAGCCGATTCATACCCCATTGCTGAGATGGAAGTGAAGTGAATGGCCTGAACGGCATTGGTCGGAGCAGCAATGATCTGCGCCAAAGAAGTCGTAGGCACCGCCACAAAGGGTTGGTCGCCCACCGCCGGCTCACAGGGATTTCCATTGGTGCAGACACCCGAGGTGTTGGTGGTGGGTCCCGGTTGTACGACAGCAGCAAAAGCCACCATCGGAGAGAACGAGAGCGCAAACAGCGCCACCAGACCAAGCAGTTTACGCATATCGCTCCTCTAAGATAAAACCGCAGTTGGGGCAATTCTCAACGGGCATCGGATCGTCTATCCACTCCACCCGATTACATTCCAAACACCGAAAGCGGCGGGACTCTGGGGGCCTTCGCACTAAGGCTTCGTCAGTTTGCTCGAAACGTAAGACCGAATCTGGGGAAGCAAATCCCACAGCACCGTCCCGGGGCAAGCCGTCGAATAATCGCCCTCGTCCTGTGGGTAATACAGGGTGGCGACGTCACGGTGGCCGATCGTGCGAACAATCGTCGGGAACTGCTGGTGCAGGTAGACGGACAAATCTTTGAGGGACTGAAGTTGCGCTACCGGCACGCTCGACTGGAAGCCATCGGTGCCGGGCTGGAAATCCCCGAGGAGGCACACATCCACGCTCTGGGTATTGCGCCCATACGCTGCAGACGGAACAACATTATCAGGACGGCCCTTGTAGATCATGCCGTTACCCGCAATGACGTAGGAGTACCCGATCATCGCCCAACCCTCGGCCCGGTGTTCCTGGTCTATCGCCAGGATGTCCTGATTGCCGGGGCCATCGGAATGGTGAATGATTAGGTCAGTGATTTCCGATACGGGGCGCGGCGACATATCACGAGCTGGTACCGGGTAATGCGGGGTAACGATATTCAAGCGATCTCCGAAAATGAACGCTCATCCTCGGCGCGAGGCTCAACGATGAGCGAAAGGCTTATTCGTCCCCGGGACAGTCTAGGTCGTGGTCGGCCATGTTTTGCTGCTGGAACGAGTCATATCGAGCACGCTCTGTGGCGCTAAACCTGGCGATTTCTTCGTCTGAATACTCGCCGTAGCGTTCGATCTGCTCGCCGCATTTCGGGCAAACGTCAAACGGCTCACCATCATACCATTCGTGGCTCACGCTACCCGCAAGCCTCGCACGATCGCGGGGTTGCGCTTGTCCTCGCAGCCCGAAACCGGGTTCGACTGAATCTCGCGTCTACCGCGAGTCGCTACTGATCGCGGCTCTAGTTCGTCATTCCACCAGCGATCCATTGGCTCACGGCACTCGCGGTGCGCCGTCCCGTTTGGCTTCAGGCAACCGGCATGAACGCCGGACTCGCAGCAGCACGGAGAATTTAGCGCCGTTATTAAGGCCGCTAATCCATTGGTATCCAAATGGGCTCCAATACAAAAACTGCCCCGGTATTAGCGGCGGCAGTTTCGGCGGTCAAAACTCTGGGGACACCCCGGAAGCACCAGGGCCTTCCCCCCTATATATACCACATTGAATGGCGCTCTGTGTACCCAGCCTCACGCCGTTGCCGAAAGTTTTTCGGATCGCGTCCGGTAGCCGTTGGCCTTCTTGAATTCCGAAATCACATCATCGAGCGGGCGCTTTTCTTTGTACGCCACTGCAAACAACGCCAAGGCATCCGAGGATGAAAGCCCCAAGCCCTCAAGTTCGGTCAGGGTAAGATCAGAGAGGCGCACTCGTTCACGAACGCGCCGTGCCTGACCGTCCTTCGGTACTCGGCCACCCTTGCTCCGAACGGGGCGATGCTCACACCACTCCAACCCGCACTCGCCGCAAATCCAGGTTCCTTTCTTCGCGGTCTTGCGCCGGCTGGACTTGGATCCGCCACCCTTGGGTGTTACCGGGGGGCGCATCAGATGCTCTACGAAGCGGCGCTTTGCGCCTTCGTGGTCTTGCTGTTTACCGGGCTCTACCGGATGATCGCGTTCCCATTGTGCTTTCTTGCGGGCCTCCTCGATCGTACATCCCTCTGGGTTATCGCCCCAGGTTTTCGATTCTTCACGAATCTCGGCAGTCCGACGCTCTAGGGCTTCTCGGTCGTGGCGTTCGGCTTCGATGCGCTGCTTCTCGTAGAACGACTTGATGCCGCCAGAAGAAGAAAGGGACCCTGAAAGAGTCCCTGATTCTGCCCGATGATCCAACCCGATAGCGCTACTGCTATCGTCTGTAAAATGCGAAGAAGGCGTTTTCACTAAGCGCTCACCTCGTAGTATGAAATACTATACGCATGGTTAGTTTTCCTGCTGCAACTACTTCGCGTGACTGCTGCGCGGTGGGTCCATTATTTCGTCCGGTTCCGCATCCCTCGGACGATCGCACCAGGCGCGCAGCGTAAACGTCACGCCCATATCTCGCGCTCCGTGATGGAACTGAGCCCCGAAACGTCGGACGGGTCGCACATCTAGTTCGATGTTTACGGTCTGATCGTCCCAGTCTCCACGCATTATCGAAAGCAATTGCATGACGGCTATCTTTTCGCGGTCGGTTTCGGGGAGCGGGGCAGTTATCTCACTCACTTACCAACGCTACCGCCATGAGGAGGGTGAGTGTGAGCCTCATCCCGGTTCCCGCACTATTGTCTGCGTCGAGCCTCCGGGTAGCGGCACCTCAATCTGCCAGGCTACGGGGGCGAGGGTGCGAGCCCCGGTAGGCAGCCACTCCGCTTCGATGAGGGCGCGGATTGCGTCGGGAAGGTTTCCGCAGTCTTGAAGCGTCCACGCGGCGTCCACGAGTTTCCGAATCGCCTCGAATCGTCGCAACGCTTCTTTACGTAGCGCACCTTCAAACCCGCCACCGTGGTCGAGAGCGCGGAGAAAGGTGTTACTCATGCTGTTGGGGCGGCCTTATCGAGTATGGCGAGGATTTGCTCGATAGTGATGCGGCGTGAACCGTAACCCTCGCGCTTGGCGCACAAATCTCGCAGGTCCCTCTCACGCTGCCGCAACTCTGCAATCTCGCGGGCGGCTTTACGGCATATCTTACCTTCCGTCATGTCGTCCCAACCCGCCATCCCGGGCGCGATAAAGTCTATACGCTCCGCAA